CTGTGCCAAGAGCCATCATCTTAGAAGGAACAACTTGAATCGCAGTCTCACCTCCATCAGTGCCAGAATCCACGATATTCTCAGCCTTGAGGTAGAATACGTTTTCGCCAGCGTCAGCACCGTCAAACTCAGGGACAACTTCGGTAGAAACATTAGGAAAGTTTTTATCTAACCATTCCTTGGGAGTCATTCCGTTATTAAATGAGCTATCAGACTTATATAGTTCACCTTGAACGGATAGAGGCAACTGCAAGCTAATTGCGTCTTTTGTGATGTCGATATTACCACCAGCTTGGATGTTTAACGCGTTCAAAGCAGTTACCAAATCGGCTACCTTTTCGGCTGCCGTTTTGCTTGCCCAAGTAGTATTACCGCCGCCACCAGTTGCTACAGTAACGAAAGCTGAAAGATTTGGATCGTTAAGCCAGCCATATGTTTTCCCGTTCCCGATATTAATACCATAGAAAGCAACTGAGTTACGCAAGATTTCAAATGCGTTAGCAACCGCGCCGCGTTTCTCTGCTTGAGGGTTTGTGCCAGTAGCAGCCGCTCGTGCGTCAGCTAACTGAGTCATTTGAGCGCCTAGTTCGAATCGAACAATCTGACGTCTTTCGTATGTTTCATTAAAAGACGCTAGGGGAACGCCGCCATGATCGCTATATAGCTGAGGCGATGCCATGTGCTCCATAGTCTTTAGCACTACCTCTTCATCATGCCATTGACCAGCCGTAGCGACCGGAACGAGCATATCAGCTTTACGGACTTTAGTTAGTACGTTTACAACTCCAGGTAAGAAAGCCTGGAGGAACTGAACAGGAGTTCCATTTGATGGAGTCGTAACAGGCTGAACAATGCCAGCATCCATAGCGATTGAGATTTGGTTTTTAGTGAAGCTTCCAATGAAATCATCAGTAGCCCCGATACCTAACTTTGCCAACTTTTCAGGACTTGACGCTAGCATACTGATAGCATCTTCATCCATAGCGAATGACTTAGCAGGGTAAATGTAATTAACTTGTGTTGACATCATTCAATTCCTTATACAGTTGGTGTTTCAGTAGAGCCAGATAAGATGTCAATATAAATCTCACCTACACCAGCCGAGCTGTTATTTAAAGTTACTACGCCGCCGGGAACACGAGTATAACCAGCAGTTGGAACGACGCCGGGTGCTTTGGTTTCTAGCTCGCCAGTTGTGTCGCTGTAATAAACAAAATCGCCTTTATCCGCAGTAGCCGGAAGACTAACAAATAGATAACCCCTAACTGCAACCTCAGATTGAGATCCATTAGGCAAGAACACTTGAGCGTCTAGCGATGGTCTATAGCTTGCTTTTGGATTGCAAAGCATTCCAGCAAGATTTCCACTAGCTGCAACTCCAGCTTCGTAGTCATTACCATCTACATATTTTAGGATTCTACCTACAACGTTGTTAGCCTCGGTTGCAGAGTTTAATACCACACCCATTGAATCTTGATTCTCAGATCGAGAGAACTCACCGGGAATGCCTGTTGCTAAATGAGTGTTGCTTACTGTCGCTTGTACCATGATTAAAGCCCCATATCTTTAAGGATGTTAGATTCTTTAAGAGCAGAATCCTGAGCGGTTCCGTTGTCAACTGTGAATGTAGGCTGCTTACGTCCGTAAAGGAAAGCTTTAAGAGTTGAAACCTCAGAGCCAGAGTCGCAAGCAATACCTAATTTTTCAGTGGCATATTTTGCTACCTGTTGACGGTTCATGCCTGAATGTTCGAAGTTACCAATGATAGGAGTAACTTGGTTGATAAGGTCTTGGCGCTCTGTGAATGAAGCCATTACAGCCGATTCATCCATTGCTGAACCTTGAAGTTTTTTAACCTCTCCACGTAGAGATTTAACCTCATTAAGCAATGCAGATACTGCCTCATCCATTCCGGATTCTGGTTTGTCCATTTGATCTAATTCCTCTTTATCCTCGGCTTTGTATTCATCCTCACTTACTAACTCTTCGCTTGGTTGCTCATCACCGATCATTGTTTGAATTTCTGCCACTAGTTTTTTTAGCTCTTCCTTTGCTGGTTGAGCCTCTTTAACTCTAGACATCATTTCTTCAATAGTCATATTCCCACCATCTGGTTTATGTTCAATGTTTAAGTTGTCGATAGCAAAAGTTAAGCTATCCATAGCCACGCTAAGCTCTGAACCCATACGCCCCTCAGGGACGGACGCCAGATGATTACCGCGAATTTCTTTTTGTATAAGGTCGTATTTATCGCCACTTGGCGATACGCCGCTAACAAGTTCGTACACACAACCAAAACCGCAGCTCAATTCCTTAAGTCCGGCCTTGATAGATTCTTTAAGTGTTCTGGCGAATAGGTTTAGATTTCCGTATAGCCTACCGTCTCTAAATTCAATCTTATCCCCAGTTGAGCCATAGACTCCTACCGATTCAGCGTCTACGCCGTACTTATCGCCAGTCATGACATGTTTATTAAACCAAGGGACACCTTTAAACGATTCGATTGTTTCTGGGTTGTTTAATTCTGACTCAGGCCTATAAACCTGATAGATTTGATTTGGAACTAGGTTTAATGACTCTGGCAATTGAGAGCCTAGATATGGGAATACGCCACTTTTTGATATCGGTATATTCTCAAATTTAACATATCCGTTTTCGTCTTCTCTGTATCTTTTCATCTAGAAAATCCCAAATATCCCTGCTAATCATTATTATACTTTATTTGACATTGCAAAGCAAATGCATATCAGCCAAATTCTACCACTGGCCTTTTGATGCATCTACAGTTAATAGCGTCGCCGGGATGTCCCTTTTCTCCTGTTTTTTGATTGATAACTGGTGGGTCGTTTAGGTCAAAAATTTGTCCGTCAAGAACATCGCGGTGATAACTTCTTGCTTGCTTTCCGCCTCCAGTGTGTACCCACTCGTACCTTGTTACGCCTGCATCTCTCATTTTTGAGTCTGATATTGACTGATACGCTTTTCTTGTTTGGTCCAGAACTAAATTTTTAGCCTTGTTCTTGTGAAATTTATATCTTCCCGACAGCACGCTTTGAACAGAATCTTTCAAGCTGGTAAAGTTCTGACTTGAGTCAACAATGCTTCTCATTAACCCCTCTCTAACCTCAGCGATGTAGTTTGACTCTATCGACTTAATAAGGCTTGAGCTCTGCTCTATGCTGGCCTTTGCAATATCAGATGTCCTCTTACTTACTGTGTTTGTGTTTATGGATGCGCCGCCGCTTAGTTTTTCTAGTGAAGTCCTCAAATCCCTTGACGAGTCCTTTACTTGACGCTTTACCATTTGATCGCTAAATGCCTTAGAAAACGCTATAAATCTTTTATTCCATTTTTTATCTAGTGCGTTCATTATTATGTTTAGCTGAGACGATATACTAGCGTCCATTGCTACGGACTCCTTCGCTAAGTTAGAGTTAAAAAGCTTTGTAACTTCTCTACTAACATCACGAGCCATTTTGTCAAACTCACTTTCGACCTTATCAACATCTCTTTGCATGGATCTTTCGTTTGGCTTTAGAGGTGTGCCTTTTAGTGTCACATTTCTCGATTCGGCCCAGTTCTTTCTCTTGTCTGTTAACCTTATCTTTCTTGGCTTACTCTTCATCTGCGAAATCCTCGCTATCTTCATTGGCTCTTTCGCTTAAACCTTCGAATCCGAGATTTTTTTGTTTTTCTAAATACCGCTGAATATCAATTTCATCAATTGCGCCAGTGTTGATGAGATTAGCAAGTGAGGTTGACACTTTCATTAGTACATCAGCGTGTTCATTTTCACTCATTACTTTGATTGGATTCCATACTGGCTCTATCTGAGATTCAATATTAGCCGACACTCTTAGTGATGATGGTAGTAACCTAGCATAATGAGCATCTACAATTTGACTCATATCATTGCTTTGAATTTCTTCAACGGCTTGAATCCAGTAATCATCATCAGTCTCACCAGTACTAAAACCACTATGTCCAACACCTAGAAGTTTTGATGCTGGGTCGCCAAATACTGAGCACACTAATTGATAGTTAGTCATTATCACAGAGTCTAAATCTGCAAGGTTAGTATCGATTTGTTGAATCTCGTCTTCTTTGCCTATGAACTTAGT